GTTGAACTAAATGAACAGGCATAGGCTCTGGCCAATTTTCAAAAGGTGTGTCTGCAACGAGAGCTGTGATCGGCATCCTTGCCCACATTGCTCCACCATGCACATTTTGTGTATCATCAAAGTCAGACTCACAACCAGTAAAAATCATTTGAAAACTTAAACACCTGTCAGGAACAGTCGTAACTGCAATCGCCATAGCGTGTAAATAATCACCATGATATGCTTCATGGTTGTGAGTATATTCTCTTCTTACCCAACATTTAAAATGTGGGATATTACTTTGTAAATAGGGCATGAGTTAGGCTCTGCCGCCTCTTCT